CAAGTCTTGAAACGCATCCACCATCGCGCCGCCTGATCCGGCACCGTCTGAATAAATCGCCTTAGTCTGGCCGTTGGGGACTGTGACAGTCGCGCCACTGCCCTGCTTGATGATGATGTTCTGTGAGCCGGAGGTGGCATTCTCTATGAGCCACAGCTTACTGACAGTATTCGGGCCTATAGTGATGGTACAAGCGCTATCAAGAGTCCCAGTGTATTTAAGAAATATGCTCCTGCCGGGATCAGTACTACCGTCGGCAATAGTAGTAGTATGAGTATCAGCATTAGTCGTAATAGCTTCCGTCCCAAACGAAAACGCCTCTGCAATAAGACTTAAGTTTGTATTTGTGCTGGTGCCCCAAGTTCCACTTTCATCCCCGGTGGCGATTTCTTTGAGGCGTAAATCATTGGTATAAACTGCCATCTACTTTCTCCGACCTTTGCCCTTTGGTTTCTTCATAGAAGCTACATGTTTCTTTAATGTCTGCGCTTGCTTCTTATGAGTCTTTGAGGCTTTCTCTAAACCTTTAATAACTTTGTTTACTTTACGTACCATTACGCTACCTCTTCCCATTCTGGGGTTTGACTCGTTGACACACTTGACCAACTAGGCGTTTGTGAAGCATCTATACTACTCCAGTTTGGTGTTTGTGCATCATCTATTAGAGTCCAAACTAACGCGAACCCGATTTGTCCTGTGCCACTGACTCCTGTGAGTGTGACGTTTGCGTCGGACGTAGTTGATACACTTCCAACTTGTCCTGTTCCTGATACTCCTGTTGGGCTGACTGTGATGCCAAGTTCGATAGATACTGTGCCAACCGCGCCAGTGCCTGCAACACCTGTTGGGGTAACTGATGAATCCCCAGTAATAGATACCGAGCCGACTGCACCAGTGCCGCTAACCCCAGTGGCAGTAACGCCAGCAGCGCCAGTGGCAGTAACAGAGCCAGCAGCGCCAGTTCCGCTAACACCTGTGACTGAAGTGTTTGATGTACCTGTGACCGTAACCGAGCCAGCGGCTGAAGTGCCAGCAACGCCAGTAGGACTGACATTCGCAGAAGCGGCAACCGAAACAGATCCCACCGCTCCTGTCGCAGATACTCCGGTGACTGAAGTGCTTGCATCCGCGCTAACGGAAACCGAGCCGACTGCGCCAGTGCCCGCGACACTAGGTGACGTAACATTAGCTGTTCCCGTAACCGATACAGACCCAACAGCCCCTGTCCCAGCAACGCCTGTAGGCGAAACATTAGCGTCTGCCGATACAGTGACTGACCCCACTGCACTCGTTGCAGAAACGCCTGTGACAGAGGTGCTTGCGTCCGCCGTAACCGTGACTGTACCGATGGCTCCAGTTGCAGATACACCTGTAACATCGACGAGATCGGGTTCACCCCACGCATCTTCGCCCCAAGTGCCTCTGCCCCATCCAGTAATATCTGCCACACGTTAAGCCCTATTGATTATGACTTTGATCTTGCTGCTGTTTGACCCACCTTAAATACTCTTCTTCGGTCATCTGCCTCTGTTGAGTTTGTTGGGCCACAACATATCAAGCAATACGTATGATCGCGTTACTAGCGTCTGCTGTAGGGAACGTAATCGTGAAGTCCCCAGCAGTGCTGGTCTTGTCGCCACCAAAAGCTAGGGTACAGACAGACGTATCACCGGACGTATCTTCATTGAATATCAATGCCCCATTAGCTGTGATTGTGCTACTGGAAAAAGTCACGTCGGCAAAATCTGTAAATGCCGTGGTGCTACTTGTACTTGGGTCTACGCGAGTTAGCGTAGCGCCTTTTGCTGTGTATCCTGTGCCAGATACCTCATTAGATGTTGAATACGCAGTGGTGCTTGCACCTAAAGATGCTGAACTTGTGTACAGAGCTATCTTGAAAGTGTCACCACCAGAGTTCAAAAAATTGTGCTTTGCTTCCAAAAGTTCTTTTTTGAAACTGGTGCACATAGCTGTCGATATAGCCATTAGATCCTCCTAAGTATTTCTGCCATGTCACCATGACCTTGCTTCAATAACTCGGCGATTAACGTAGTCCTATCGCTTTTTATTGCTTCTTTCATATACAGACAAACTAAAGTTTGTACCATTTCTTTGAATGCTTCTGCTTGTTGGGCTATAGCTGGATGACAATTGCTTCCAACACTCACAATGCGATTAGTAGCCTGTTCAGCCCAATACTCTGGATCATGTCCTTTGTATTCGGTAGTGGTTACTGCAACCTGCCCTATCTCCATTTCTGGTGCTTTTACAAACATGCTACGTAACCGCCTGCGTATACTGACCTTCTCTGTACGTATCTCCACGCAGCTTACCATCGCCTAACGCCTTGAGCAGAGTTAACGATTGCGCAAACATTTGTTGATACAGCGCGACCATATCTGGCTCGCCTTTTGTGAATCGTATTGCTTCAACCAGAGAGCCGTTTAGCAATGCAGAATCAAAGTTTTCACCCAGCCACGGTAGTGTGCTAGCAGTAACAATAGACTCTGGGTAGTACCCGTAATGCAGTTCTACGGTCAGGTTTGCATTTGGCGTAGGCCCAAGAATAAACGTCTCATCATTAAAATTAGCGTAGTGTTTAGGAACACCTGTAGATGTAGGTGTGGGGTACGCTTCACGAATAAAGTTAACGTCTTTGTTGAGCAAAAAATCAAAAGACCCATCACTGTTAACCACAGCCAAGCTGTAAGTGTATAAATAGTCTGATGGCACGGCTAAGTACTTGTTACCGCTGGTAACAGTTCCAGACACATTTTTTCTTAACGACGGAAGCTGAACAGTATTGTAGATAAATTGTTCTGTCTGCTGCACAAACATAGCAAGTTGGTCACTTGTAAATGTGGTTTCACAAATGTCCTGTATGTTCGCCGTTAGCTGTGAGTAGGTCATACTCATAATTTACGCCATAGGCCCACGGGCCATAGTTCCTTTTGTAGCTGCACCCGTACCACGAATTTTTATGCCCGTAGTCTTAACGTTCTTCATGTCTGTCTTAGGAGCGTTCTTTACTGGCTTTATTGTGCTCATATTTTTCATAGGATCACCTAAGTTGTTGTTACCGTTACTGTACCTACTTCCCCCGTAGCAACAAGGTCATTAGGTGTTAAACCAAACGGGTCTCTACCTACACCGACAGGGTTAAACCCGTACTGTATCTGTCTACTACTATTGCTACCTGCCTCGCCTAGACTCCTATCAGGTCTTGGGTCACGTATGGCTTGCGGGTCATCAACAGGAAATTCACCCAACTTCAACTGAGGATGGTCAGGATTCCAGCATTCGTGGCAAGCCTTCAGATTAGTAGTTTTCCCCTTTCGTATTATCTCTTTTAGTTCTCGTAACTTAAACTGAAACCCGCAGATGTCACACTCTGCAATAGCGCGTTTTGTAGAAGCGAAACGATTAGACATAACCTATTTTGGGCACAAACCGAGCGGGTGCCTTTACCCTGTCTTCTTCAGCGGCTAGCTGAAACTGTTCTTCATAAACGTCTTTGAGCAAAGGTATGCGAGGTGCTAGTTCTGGGTCTTTCATAGCTATGTAATACGCTAATCCTGCAACTAGGCAGGGTAAGAAGCGAAAACTTACATCTGCGGTTTCTATGCCGCTACCAGCGTCCTGAATCCTACGCATCCGGTAATACTTGAATATATACTCGTTATCTTTGTCTGGAACCGGCCATACATTTATTTTTGGGTTAGCCACAAGTCTTTCTATGTAAACTTGTATCGGCCTACCTTGAGTTAGTTTGTTTGGTATAGACGCATAGGTACTGACACTTATTCGACTTATGGTTAGATCAGATTGTGTGTATTGATCCCCACTGTCCGTGCGTATAACTTGTTCTAGCAAATCAATTGTGTCTGCGGGTAGATCATACTGAGAAGTGCCTTTGACCAACGACACTGTGCCTTCATCAATAGTCCACAGATTAAGACCACGGTTCTGCCACTCTATAGTCAATAGATTCATAGAACGTCTAGCAGTGCGTAGGTCATACCCTGAACGCATTTCACGGCCCGCA